AAGCCAAAAAGCTAGGGCAAAAGCCATGTCAAAGCGCAAGGGCGTAAAGTACCCTAATGCGTGGTCTAACCTAGCGGTGGCTCGCAAAGACGCTAAAAAGGGCAAAAAGAAAAAGTGAATGTCTGCAAATGACGATATTCAAGACGCACTTACCCGCCACCAAATTTTTGTCCTGCGATACGCAAAGGGCAGAGAGAAGGAGGCGGCTAAGGCTATTGAAACCGCTATACGGCAAGGTATAGAGCGCCTAGAGCAAGTCAGCGAGTCAGGCAGGGCAATAGCGGAGAACAACATCCGCGAGCTAAACGCCTACCTAATTGAGCTTGGCGATGAATACGCGGAAACATTTAGCCAGCAAATTAAAGAATTTGGTGCTTACGAAGCAGGCGTAAATACTCAAATTTTAGAAAAGGCGGTCAATGTCAGCCTAAGCGCACCCGCTCCTGCACAACTAGAGCAAGCAATTTTTTCAAACATCATGTCTATAGAGCCAACAAAAGGCTACTCCGTAGGGAGCATTCTAGAGCAGTTTGGTAAAAATAATGCAAATACCGTGTCTACAATAGCTAGAGAAGCTATCTTGCTGGGCAAAAGCAACCAACAGCTAACCCAAGACATTATGGATATTATTCCAACCCAAAAGCGCAAGGCAGAGACATTAGCGCGAACAATCACGAACCACACCGCCAACACCGCTCGCAATGAAACCATGAAGGAAAACGCAGATGTGCTGGACGGATATAAATGGCTGGCTACGTTAGACAGCAGAACCAGCTTGGTTTGTGCAAGCAGGGACGGCATCGTTTATCCGGTAGATGACAGAAGCCCCAAGCCCCCTGCTCACTTTAATTGCCGATCTACTATTACCTTTGTCGTAAACCCAGAATATGATTTAGGGGCAGACATAGAAGGCACTCGGCCCAGCAAGGGCGACTCTAAGCAAGACGTAAGCTCAAACCTTACTTATGACCAGTGGCTCCGCAAGCAATCACCGGAATTTCAAAATGAGGTGTTAGGCAGAAAGAGAGCGCAGTTATTTCGTGAGGGCGCAACTTTGGATAAATTTGTAGATGAACGCGGCAAAACGCTGTCACTGTCTGAGCTACAAGCCAAAGACGGTGCTTTTGGCGTGGCAACCCCGCCTCAAATAATCCCTAAAGTATCTTTTGATGATATAAATGTTACAAAAGACTTTACTGCGGCAGAGTTTTCTGATTACTTAGACGAAACGCTGTCGCCAGATCTAAAGCGTTTGGCCTTACAAGTGCGAACGCCCAAACGTATTATCGACAACGAGGGCAAGCAAAGAGCATGGTACAGCTATGTTTCACGCGATTTGCACATGACTAGGCAAGACCAAAACCTTACGAAGATCACGTTTGCTCATGAGTATGGTCATCATATTGACGCAGAAATGCGGTGGGAAGAATCAGGCAAAATGGGGCCGTGGAGCGCAAAAAATGTGCCGTTTCAAAAAGCGTGGGCAGAAGACAGGAAGAATTTAGGGCTTAGAGCCGCTAAAACAAAACAAAAGGTTGTAGACCAAGCTATTGAGGCCTTGTTTGATTTAGTAGACGCGGAATACCAAGGATACAAATACAAGCGCAAAGTCCCGAAAGCGCCGTGGTCTGTGATGGTGTCAGACATATTTGATTCTATGTCAGAAGGCTCTATGAGAAAAAAAGGCGCATGGGGGCATGGGGCCAGCTACTTTAAAGGCTCCAGCAAATACGAGGAAACTTTTGCTAATTTAGTGGCTTGTCGCGGCAATCCAGAGGCGTGGTCTTACATTAGCAAAAACTTCCCGTTACTCGCAGAGCAGTTTGATGAGCTTGTGCAGAAGTTTTTGGAATCTAAGGGTGGCATATGACAAATGACCCAGATTTAACGTATGAAGGCTTGGTGCGCCTGTATGTAGACAGGTTTGGCGAGCCGCCAGAAATAACAGGGGAAGCATGGACAGCAGACCCTACAGCTTTGATAATTGATGCGTTGCAAGCCAACGTGCCTATTAATCAGGAACCCGTGCCAGAAGGCACAAGAACGTAAATTTATCTTCAACTGCCAAGGGCAGGCTCAAGGAGCAAGTTATGGATTTAGATTCACTAGAATTACCCGAAGAAGTAAAGACCAACCTAGAAGCGATTATTCAACAGAAGGCAAGAGAAATAGCAGACCCTTTGGTTGAAGAAACGGTCAAAGGGCTAAAAGCCAAAAACAGCGAATTACTAGGCAAGCTGAAGACTCAAGAGGCTAGCTTTCAAGAAATGCAATCTAAGGTGGCGCAACTCAGTGATGAGAAAGGCGACCAAACAGACCTCAAACAGCTTAATAAAGCACTTGAAGACAAGGTGTCCTCCTTAAACAGCATGATTGAGGAAATGAACCAGAAAGCGTTGCAACAGCAGATTCGCGGCGAAGCTGGTAGAATAGCGGCAAAGCTGACCAAAGATGTCAACAAGGCTAATTTACTTCAACAGCAAATTTCAGCAAGGCTGACGATGGTGGAGGATCAAATTAGGGTTACTGACGAAAGTGGTCAACTAACGGTAAGCAGTATGGATGAATTGGAGGGGTCGATAAGGTCGGCGTTTCCATTTTTGGTAGACGGTAGCCAAGCGCAAGGCGGTGGCGCAGTAAGAAGTGAGGGTAAAGCCCAAGCGAAACTTGAGGTAACTAGGGCTGACTTTGATGCAATGGATCACCACAAAAGGGCTGAGTTCGTTAAATCAGGCGGCAAGATATATGACGAGTAAGGAGGCCATAAATGGCTAACGTATTGACTGATCTCGCGGCTGACATTTACAAGGCCGCTGACGTAGTAGGGCGAGAGCTTGTAGGCTTTATCCCTGCGTCTACTATTAACGCTAATGGCTCAGAGCGCGTTGCAAAAGGCGATGTGGTACGAGCTTCATTCACCCGTGAGGCGACTGCTGTAAACGTCAGCGAGTCCATGACTATTCCTGAAGGCGCTGACCAGACGGTAGACAACAAGACTTTGACAATTAACAACAGCCGCGCTGTGCAGATTCCTTACACTGGTGAGGACATCCGACACCTCAATAACGGCATCGGATACGAGACCGTATATGGGGATCAGATCGCGCAAGCCATGCGTGTATTGGTCAACGAGATTGAAGCTGACCTTTGGGAGGAGGCTTATACCAGCGCATCACGAGCTGTTGGTACTGCCGGTACTACTCCATTCGGCTCTAACTTTGACGAAATTGCAGACCTTCGCCAAATCCTCGCAGATAATGGTATGCCTATGAATGACGGGCAAGTGTCTCTGGTTCTTAACACTGCCGCAGGCGCTAACCTACGCAAAAACTCAACGCTCCAGCAGGTCAACACCTCTGGCGGCGGTGATCTTCTGCGTCAAGGTGTTTTGCTTGACCTTATGGGCATGGCTGTGCGTGAATCTGCTCAAACTGGCTTGCACACTAAGGGCACTGCTACTGGCCTTGATGCAAACGGCGGTGAGCCTGTAGGCGAAACCTCTATCGTTCTGGACGGTGGTAGCGGCGGCTCGTTGTTGGCTGGTGATATTGTGACGTTTGCTGGCGACAGCAATAACTACGTCGTAAACACTGGCTTCGTGGCGGCGGCTGGCACGGCGGTAATCGGCGCTACCGGCCTGCGTGAAGCACTGGCTGACGCAACGGAAATGACGATTGGCAATAACTACACGCCTAACATCGCTTTCCACCGTCGCGCTCTGGAGCTTGCTGTACGCGCTCCTGCTGTACCGCAGGGCGGTGACTCCGCAGATGACGCATTGACTGTACAAGACCCTGTAAGCGGTCTGGTGTTTGAAGTGCGCGTCTATAAGGGTTATCGCAAGACAATGATTGAAGTGGCCTCTGCATGGGGCGTTAAGGCTTGGAAGTCTGACTTCATCGCTACCTTGATGGGCTAAAGCAAGCAGGGGGCGCAAGCCCCCTTTTCCTTTCGGAGTTTTTATGGCACTGATTGTTGAGAATGGCTCGTTAGTGTCGAACGCTAATAGCTATGTTTCTGTTGATGACTACATTGCGTGGGCTGATGCTAGAGGCTTTACCTATAGCTCTTATCCAGCCATAGAGCAGAAGATTCTGCGGGCAATGGACTTTATTGAATCTTTGGATTTTATTGGCGAGAAGCATGAGGAAACTCAGGCGCTTCAATGGCCTAGAGATTACGTCTTTATAGACGGCTACTCTGTTGAGTCTGATGAAATCCCCAAGGAAGTAAAAATAGCGGTCTATGAGGCTGTAAAGCTAGAGATAGATGGCGACAGCAAAATGACCCCAAGTGAGCGCGAAACAGTAAGCGAGCAGATTGGCGACATATCTGTGACCTATGCCGCTAGCTCTGGAATGAAAAGGCAAACGCCAGCTATGATGAAAGCTCTACGGAAGCTAGTGCATCCAGCGGGGTATGTAAGCAGGGTATGAGCTACAACTATTCGCCATTGCAAGCTTCAGCGTCAGCAATGATCCAAAAGTTTGGGCGCGAGTACACGTTTACCCGAACAACAAAAGGCGCGTACAGCGCCGCCACAGGCAAAACTACTGATACGTCTACGACATACACAAAATATGCGTGTGTGTTTGACTTGTCAGAGCAGGATTCTGGGGGATTTATTGTGGTCGCTGGCGATAGAAGGATGCTAGCAGAAGGCCACGCCTATGAAGTAGGCGACACTGTGTCATTAGACGCAGAGACTTACCGTATTGTCGCCGTTAGCCAAACGCGACCAGCAGGAACCACGCTGGCAGTCAATTTACAGTTACGAAAATGAGCCAAACAACGGAACAGGCGGCTTCTAATATATTGGCTAGGGCAGAAAAGCTGGTACGCACAACCCTGCTCGGCTCTGCTAGTAGAATTATTGAAAGCACCCCCGTAGATACTGGCCTATTGCGGTCAAATTGGCAGGCAACCATAGATAGGGGCGCATCTGGAGAGGTGTCCAATAGAGGCGGCGGTGCGGCTACGTCAGAAGCCCAAAGCACGATATTAGGGATGCAACTCGGGAGCGTGTTTTATTTAACTAACAATGTATTTTATGCGGGATTTCAAGAGCTAGAGCGAGGCATGGTTAGGACGGAGCTTGCGCGGCTAGCGGCTAAATTGAGGGCGTAATGAGTACATTTTTCAATGACATACAAGCGGCATTTGACACTAAGCTAGGGCAAAGCGTGTCTGACCCCATTGCATACCCTAACATTCCGTATGAGCCATCGGCTGGCACTGTTTTTGTTAGGCCGTCATTTTTGCCAGCGGAAACGTCGCAAGCATCGCTAGGGGCAAATGGCAAAGATGAAACGGTTGGCGTATACCAAATTGAGGTGGTTGCCCCCCGTGGCTCTGGCAGGCCGCAGTCTGTGGACGCAATTGCAGACGCTTTCAAACGCGGGACGGTTTTGACGTATAATGACGTCAACGTAAGAATCAGGTCTGTGAGTATAGGCGTGGCTCTTGTGACTGATACAGCATGGTATTCCGTTCCTGTTTCCGTCAATTTTCAAACATTTACAGAGGCTAGATCATGACTATTGCGAACGGCGCACAACACAGTCTTCATTTTGTCGCAGAATCTTCTTACGGCACTACGCCATCAACCCCTACATGGACGCCCTGTCCTCACACCGGAACGGCGCTTGCCCTGTCTAAAGACGGCATTGAAAGCGAGAAGCTACGCGGCGATCGTCAGGTGGAGGACTTTCGACACGGCAACAAGTCTGTGGGCGGCGACATTTCCTGCGAGCTTGAGTATGGTGCGCTTGATGATCTGCTGGAAGCCGTATTTTGCGGCACATGGACTACAGATGTTCTAAAAACCGGCACAACTCGACGGTCGTTTACGTTTGAGCGTAAATTTGCCGACCTAGCCACGCCTGAGTTCCACAGATATACTGGCTGTGAAATTAACACTTTGGCTATGTCTGTAGCGCCAAACCAAATGGTAACTATGACTTTTGGAGTAGTCGGCAAGGATTTGTCGCTAGCCACATCAGAAGTGGCCTCCTCTACTTATAGCGCAGACATTGGAAATAGCCCGTTTGACAGCTTTACAGGATCAATCACTGAGGGCGGCGCTAGCATTGCCACGGTGACAGCCCTTGAATTAAGCCTTGAGAACGGCCTAGAGCCATTATTTGCTGTTGGTAGCCAAACTACGGCCCAGCCCTCAATTGGGCGCTCACGGGCCTCTGGGACGCTTACAACGTACTTTGAGAGCAAGGCGCTCTATGAGAAGTTCTTGAATGAAACTGCTTCTAGCCTGCAATTAACCTTGACAGATGTAGACGGTAACGATTACGTTATTGACATTGGCAATGTTAAATACAACTCTGGACAGCCAGATGTTGCAGGAGAGGGGCCGGTGACCATCGCTATGGAATTTATAGCCCTTTATGACAGCACAGATGCCAGCAATATCGTAATCACTAGAAGCGCGGCGTAAAACTATGGAAATAGGGCTCCTTGAAACAAGCGAGGCCCACACTACAGGAAGCAAATGTCATTTGATACAGGCTGATGGGTCTGTGTCAGATGCGTTTGTGGTAGTACAGGGGCCAGATTCACCGTCTTATAGACTAGCAAAGCGCAAGCAACGTAACGGGCTAGTCAAATTGCGAGAGTCAGGCGCAAAAATAGATACATACGATTTTTTTCCAATGGACGTTGATTTTGCGGCAGAGCTAATAACGGATTGGGGGAATATTACCAAAGACGGCGAGCCTGTTAAATTTACAAAAAAAGGTTGCAAGCAACTACTAACAAACTCGCCCGCTAATGTAGATCGCGTCCTAGACTTTATAGGAGAGCGAGCAAATTTTATGAAAGGCTGATTGATGAATTTGTCACCTTTGGGCGGTGGATGTTTTATATCCACAGTAGGCCAGAAGGCTCCACTATCAGCCGCTATGAGTCGCTAAGGCAAGTACAAAAGACAACAGGGCAAACCCCTATAGAGCTACAGCAAGGGCCAGACCTGCCTTTAGAGCTTCAAGATACATGG